GTAGACCGTTCCTCTTCCTTAGGCTTCAGTGTTGCACTTCGGTTGACAATTCGGGTACCTCCTATTTGTTTTTGCCACCGAAGAAATAGTCCTCGGCCTTGCTTGACCGTGTATCAGAAGCGTGCTGCTTTGCGAGTAACTGACCCAAATCGGTGCTGGTCGTGTGTTGTGATCCAGCACCTACGCCGGGCGTTGACTTGCCTTTCATACGCTCGGCGACCTTCTTCTGCACAGCCGCGCTGAACGTCTTGGTGAACGCCTCAACATTTTTATCCGTGGCATCGGTATCCTTATCGACAGCCAGAGACTCAACGAAGTCAGTGGGCAAGCCGGCAGAAATGAGCTTGCTACGCGTATAGTCGACCGCCTCACGGTGATCAAGCTGCGCTTCACGCTTGGCAAGCGCACTTTCCTGCTCTTGTTTTTGCGTCTGCTCACGTTCTTCGGGTGACATCTTGGCTTCGGCTTCCCATTTGCTGCGAGCATCCGCCAAAATCTTGGGCAGGTCGTTCGTTTTGAAATCATCCAAGTGTTTCGTCGCCTGAGCACCGATCATGGCCCGAACTTCTTTGGGGCTGAACGATTTTTCGCCCTTGTCATCATCTGAACCATTCGATGAATTATCATCATTTTTGTTCGTGTCTGGCGACTGTTGAGAGCCCGTTTCTGAGCCCGTTTCAGGCGTTGCAGACGCACTGTTGCCCGCGTCTGCACCAGAATCGGCGTCCATTAATCGGTAATTATTTAGGTCAGTTACAAACATTGCAGTACCTCCATGCGTTTTTAGGCTGCGATAAGCCGTCTGGTTTCTTTAACGCCTGTACCGAAAAAAGGCATGAAAAAAGCCCGATCACTGATCAGGCCAAAATTACATATTGCTTGTATCGAATAACGCCCCGCCGTAGTCGCTCGGCATCTGCGAGAAGTCGGTGTGGAATTCCTCGTCATGGACTTCGATGATGGTGCATTTGCAGTTCGGGTGGAACGGCGGCAGCGTGACGCCCTCTTCGGCTTCATCCATGCTGTACACTTTTCCGTCCAGGTCTTCGCATTCCTGACAGGTTGTTGCGGTCAACGCTGATTCGATCATGTATTTCTTGACGCCGCGACTCGAAAAATCCTGAACCAAGTTACGGGACATCTGTCCAGCGGTCTCGGTCCGCAGAATCCGTTCGGCGCGGCTCTTCGAAGCACTGAGGTCGTTCTTGATCTCGTCGGCGAAGTCTTGCGGTTTTTGACCGTTCTTCAAAATTGTGTCCACCCGATCATCTAGTTTGCGCATTAGCGCCGCTTTTTCCTTGTGTACACGGGCATCGGCAGATCCGCCTTGCCAGCCGTTTTCAGCTGCATGTTGCTGCACCACTTTATCAATGGCAACCGCAGAACGCTCCCGCGTGTAGTGGCCGCCGGTATCGTTGCTTTTCGGCAGCTTGCCGTTATTGGCCGCTACGTCCTGAGCCAGCTGATCCGTCCGATGTATGTCATACCGCAGCGTGTCGGCTTGGTTGAGCGCCAGCTTGACGATGATCACGTTGGTCTGCAACTTCGCCAGATCGCCGTTGGTCTGAATCCGTTCATCACGAAAGGTCTGATCAACAAACGGCCGGTCATTGACCGATGCCTGCACCGCCAGTTGAGCGATGTCGTTCATCAGCTTCTGCACATCGGCTCTTGGCGCCTTGGCGTTCCAGTTGGCCTTGTCGGCCACGAAACGTGCCAGCAGATTGATGATGTCGTCCGCCGCCGTGGCAAACATGTTAGTCAGTTCTTCCACTCGACGATCCTGTGCACCATAGACATGCCGAGCCAAATTGAGTACGTCTTTACGCTCCATTAATTCGGCTCCTTACTCCGCATGGCAGCAACAGCCGCTACTGCATCAGCTCGTGAAGCGCCCTGCTCAGTTTGAAATCCTTGCGGGCTTTGCTGAGTTGCCTGCTGTCGTTTGTCCGCACTGGTGAACATCGGCGGGTAATCGCCCGGCATCTGAATCTTTGGTGCTTCATCAGCCTCTTCTTTCAGCCGTTTCTGCTCTTCCTCTGGCTTGACGCCCGTCACGGCCTCGGCCATTGACTGAATGGTCTCATCTGACACCGCCTTGACGTTCGCCAGTGCAGTGATTTCTGTAACGGTTTCAGCGTTGTTTTTCGGCATATTGGGCGTGAACGTCACTTGAATGTTGTTCGGGTTGCTCGCTGCCGAGACTTCTGCTTTCTTCTGCCAGTAGTTAGCCAGCAGACGCAGCCGGCGCATGAGCCCGCGCAAGAACAGTGATTCCTGAATCACGCGTTCCTGATCGCTGCCCCACAACTTGTAGGCCATCGCCACGCCGGACGCATTTGCACTGAAATTCTGATCACTGGTGTCGGGCGTGTTGGTGTCCTTGTGAATATCGCCGTCCAATTTGCTGAGATAGTTGAGCCACTCAGCACCGTTGGTTTGCTTGGTCAGGTATTGGGCATTGGGCTGGGCAGCCGTTGGGCTATTGTTGATGTCATATGTGACGGCTGGTTTGAGCCACAGATAATTATCGTGGGCATTGATGTTGAGCGGCTTCTTGGTCATGACTGGCTGACCATTGGCGTCCGTCATCGGCTGACCATGAGCATCCATGACTTGCTGGTCGTCGGTGGCGAAATCACCGGTGATCATGAGAATTGCATTGTTGAAGTCCTCTTGACTGTTTGCCATCTCAGATAACGACTTGTCGCGGGCATCTATCTCATCCAGTTTGGCTTCCCAGTCGCCCATGCGCTCATCCGAATTCAAAAACTCGGTCAGCGGCACGGCCCCGAAGAAATGCTCATTATCCGTTTGCGGTTTAAGTTCCGCACTAGGACCACCTACGGGCTCGTAGGTGTACATCTCACTGTCCGTGTAGATCGTTACGTAGAATCGCTTGCCCACGCCTAGAATGTCTGACGCGTAGTAATAGACGCCAAATAGAGAATGCTGTTCAACAGTGGTGTCGTAAACCACGAACGCGTTAAGCGGGTCGATTGCCCGCAGTGACGGTTCTGTCTCATCCTTGCCAACATATAGCAGTTCATAGGCACGCCCAGTGACTGAAGCGTTCTTGCCCAACACCTTTTCGTGATATGGTTCGTCATTACTGGTATTAAAATAGCCAATTGCGGTCATGAGATCGTCGCCAGCGGTTTCGCCACCACCATCGGGTGCGTTGTACTCATATTTGAGCGGGTTGCCAAAGCGGTAGCCCACCCGAATATTGGTAATATACGCCGGAAAGCCCGTCGCAATGCGGTTGTCCGCCTGTGTCGGCTTCTTGTGTGAATGCCAGTAATGAATATCGTTGTCGCCCTCGTAGTACCGCTCAAGCGTCATAATCCGCGGCACCTGATTGTTGTAGTGATCAGAAATGAACGTCGTGGCAATCTTGCCCAAAGCTGCCGGGTCGTTCTTGGCTTGATCAAACAAATCTTGTGGAAAACGATATTCTTGCCGTGCTGTCAAGGCGAAACGCCGACCGCTGAGCATGTTGACCGTGTTCCGGCGCACCGCGTCGGGTAAGCTTGAATAATATGCTTCTTGATCGTCAGTTGTTGCCATGGTTTCGCCTCCTTATAGTCCGTATTTCCGTAACATCGCTGCTTGCGCTTCGTAGCTGGCATTGTGTGGCAGCTGCAAGAGCTTGATCCGCGTCGCGATGGCGTACCGCTGCGCGTCCATCACGTCATCGTTGACCTTGACCGGCTCGCCAGTCTTTTCATCCCAGACGTAGCTGTAGACCTCATCACTGAACGCGTTATCGCCTTCCTTGACGATGTATAGCTTGTTGCTGCTGTATGCTTTCGCCACATTTTCGATGCCGTCTTGACGGTTCTTGTAGCCGTTGATCGCGTTGAACCCTTCACGGCGAAAACGTGCCACGTGTTCGGGCCGGGCTGAATCACAGTAGAACGGAATGTTTCGGCCGTATTTCGCCGCGATTTCCCGTGCTACCGATACCCAATAGTCGATTTCTTTGAACTGGGCCGTGCGATCGAACAGCTGGTAGCGCGTGCCGTCAGGTGCTTCAGCAACGAGTAGAATGACACCCTTATGCTGATAGCCCCAGTCAACGCCACAGTAATAGGTGAGCATCTGGTGCTCTGTGCGACGTCTGAACTCTGTTTGGGTGATTTCCATCGTTTCGGCATCGAAGTTGCTGTAAACCATGCCCTCGTTGGCTACCCAAAGCCCACGAATCGCCCGATCATAGAACATGCCCGTTGGCGTGGTCTCTTTTAGGTGATCAATGTAGCTCTGCGGCAGAAATGTGTTGTCCTCGATGGTGAAATGAAATCGAATGATCGAATCGTTGTCTTTGTCGATGTAATCAGTTTTAAGCCAGTGCTTCGGCTGGTCCGGGTTGGTGTCGCAAATGATCCGCGCACCAGGCTTAGAACACCGGTCAATAATTTCTTGAAATACTTCGTGATTGGCAAGCGTTGCTTCATTGACGTAGGCGCCGTATGCCGTCATCCCACGTACTTGGCGCAGTCCAGCAATGTTGCCGGTGAAGCACTGAATCACCTTAACCCCGAATAGCTTGAATGAATTATGCCGGTCGAAGCTGAATTCAATACCGAAATCATTGCTCAATTCCTGAAGAATGTTGGTCTGAATGGTCCCTGACGATGTTCCGGCTAATATATATTGAGGTTCTTTGACCTTCTCTTTGTTAGCGATCTCTTTGACACGCATGAGTTCCAGCAAGAATGTTACGTTGTCCACATACGTCTTGCCCGACCGCACGGCACCGTCGCAGATCCGCAGGAACCAGCTGTCGTCATGCTGCGAGTCCAGCACTTGCAACTGCTTCGGTGTGAACATATCAGTCATTGCCAATTGCATCATCCAATTTCTTCAACATATCCCCCAGTTTCTTTTCGGCGTCATCACCCGACATGAGCCGCTGCTTGAGTTCAGCAATGTCGGCTTCGGCGTTGGCGCGACGGGCGTCAGCTTTGGCCTTTTCCACCTGTGCAGCCGCCAAATCTGCTTGACCCTGGTCCCGATACAGATCAGGACGCCGATTCTTAAGAAAGAAAATCAATGCCGACACATTGGGTGGCACTTCGCGCTCGACTTGCGAAATCTGAATCTTTTCCATGGTCGGTATCTTCTCGACGGCGGCAAACATGGCGTCCTTGATCTCGTTCTCGGTTGCTGACTCATGGTCCAGCTTCCAAGCGTTGATGTACTGGGCACGCCGCGCCTTGACCTTGTCCGGGTCAATCTTGACCATGCGGTAGGTCTTTTCTTTAACAACCATGCCGCCAATGATCTTTTCAAGTGCCGCTTCGGCCTTGTCGTCTGAGACCTTTTTTCCACGGTTTAGGGCGTCGACAATGTCGGGGTACCGTTTTTGCCAGGCGTAGAGCGTGGTCCGATTGATCCCGAGCTTCTTGGCGATTTGCTCATCCGTATAGCCTTGTTTTGCCCATTCTTCAAGCTTTCCAAGGCCATTGGGTGTTATCCACTGCTTGTATTTGCCTCGGGCCACATCTCCCACCACCTCGCTATCACCGACCGCGTGAACCCGCCGTCGCTTTTCCCTTTAGACTTTTTGAGCGGCGCGAACTCGATGACCCACCGCCGCTTTCCATTTCAAACTTGGCTTCGCCAGAACTGCGCGGCAGCTCGCGGGTCAGCGTCTTAATATTGGCTGCATCAGTGAGTTTGCCGTGAATGTCCAAATGCGACATGGGCTGTGACTGGTGATCAAACCTGGTCAGCTGGTAGTCCACGCCTTGGCGTGCGCTGGGGGTTACAGTCATCGCCAGATAGCTCTTGCCCTCGCTGGTCGTTCCACGCACCGAAAATGGCTTGTTGCCGTTGGCTGCTATGGTCTTGGGCCAGAAGTCTTGTGCTTCTTTCGACGCTTTCATGTAATCTCCGAAGCTCAGGCCCTTGGCACTAGGCATGGTTGGCACAGTTACCCGCCGCGCCATGATTAACGCCCTCGCCGGCCAGAAGTTGCTTTACCACGTAACGTAGCTTTCGCCACGACCTTAGCCGTTCTGGAAACAGCCTTCTTCGTGCCACCAGCAGGCTTTGCTGCCGCGCTATTTCGCTCTGACATAGCTCGCTCTGCCTCACTCCGGCTATTTACGATCAATCCACCCTCAGAGCCAGCCCCTACCGGCATATGAGAGTTCTTATACGATCCTTTTGCACCTGATTTGTAATATTCGTCGGCAAACGTTGAATTGCCGGCTTTGGCATTCTTCGGGGCCACCCAGATTGTTCGTGCTCCTGTTGGTGACACATTAAAGGCCACGGCACGGCCGCCAACAGTTGCGCCCTTGATCCGATTTGTAAACTCTGCTTGCTGCGTCTTTGCCTGCCGATCGGCTCGCTTCATCGCATCCCGAAGTTCCCGATCATATTGAGTTAGTTGTGTTGCCATTTATTATTCCTTCTTTTCGTCTGAAACTGATTTCAGCCGTTCCAGTTCTTCGACGCTCAGCTTGTTCTCGTATGCAGGTACAGAGATCCGCCGGTGAAAGGCCTCGCGTTCCTCGCTATCGCGAAAAATGATCATGTCGTAGAAGTCGATCCGGTTCTTGTCCTTCAGCTTCTCGTTGGCCTTGGTCCGCTTCTTCTTGATGTCAGCCAGCTTGTCCTTCTCTTTGACCACCTCAGGGTTGTCGTAGAGCTTGGAGAACCGCTCATCGCCGCCAAACATGAAATCAACGTCGTTCTTGTCGAAACCCATCGAATCGAAGTCAATGCCGTCATCGATGTTCAGATCAGCGAGCTTGTTGAGATCAAAATCGCCCTGCATGGTCGTGTTATTCATCTGCACGTTGATCTCTTTCTCACGCTTGAGATCAACGTCGATCATGTCCACATCCAACGAGTATTCTTTGGTCCGTTCCAGTGCGTCCATGATGGCTACACGCTGATGACCTGACACGATGTTCCCGGTCCGCTGATTCCACGTAATGGACGCCACCAGACCCTCTTTCTTGATGGCAGCCTTCAATTTCTTCTTAGCTGAGTCATCGATGATTCGCGGGTTGTATGGTGCGTTTTTCAACGCCTTGCGGGCCACACGCATCGGTTTATACTGCTGAAACTTGGAAATCGGCGGCAGCTGCTCTTGCTCATTCGCCATAACGTTCAAACCTTTCCACCCCGGCATCTGCCTCGGGAAAATAATGTAATATTCGTTCATAGTCAGCTGGGTAATATTGCCGAATTACAGACAGTTCACTACCCGCCAGGCTGGCAAACGAAAAGCCCAGGCGCTTTTGCTCTGGGCTCAGGAATAAATGATAGTGATCGATGTATTGCATGACGTCCTGTTTGGTCCACTCGGCCAACGGGTAGAAACGGCCCCGCTGCTCATCAATTGACCCTGAATGTTTGATCATCGCCCGGCGCACGATGCTGTCTGAGATCCGTTCGCCGCCAGCAATCCAATAGGTGCCGGTCTTGTATCTCAGATAGTCATACTCTTCGCGCACCGATACGATTTTGACTTCGCCGTCCGGGTCGCGAAACGATCCGTAGCGGTAGAAGTCGCTGGTTTCGAAGTGTGGCAGCCGAATGATTTTATTGCCATATTGCTTTTCATACCACCGCAGGGCCATCTCCTGAAACTCCAAGCCAGGCACCAGGTACATGAAATATGGCTTCACGTGCTTGAAATGCCGGCAGCATAAGTCATATGTCACAATGCTGTCTTTGCCGGTGCTCAGACCGACCAGCACGCTGTCTTTTATTTTGGCAGCCGTCTTTATGCTATCGAATAGCATGGTTCAGCGCCTGCGCCGGCCAGACGTGGCCTTGCTGCGCAGCTTAGCCGGATTTTGGTTTGCTGCATAGCCAGGTTTGAAGTCACGTTTTGATGGTGACCACTGGCGGCCAAAAATGTCTCTGGGCATCGCTTTCACTTCTTTCATGTAAACAAAAAGAACGCCTCACTGGAGACGTCCTCGGTATTAGACTTAGCCACCACAGGATAAGTCATGCAGATTGCTCTGCAATCGCCCTGACAGGAGTTGCACCCGTCAAGGCACTGGGGAAAGGAAATCTGATCATGGTTTTGCGGGCGGGGAAACCCGCAGAGAATGGGCAGGAATCGAACCTGCCGGCTAAACCTGTCGAAATCGACAGGTTTAGAACGCCCAGCCATTCTAGAGGAATACATTGGCCGGCCACAGTTCCGGCGATACCATCGGTCAGGATTTGCACCTGACAGGCCAACATTCCGACATCCGCAGGTTTACCGCGATCTGTATTTGGCTCACGCTTGTTGCGTCTACCTATTCCGCCACGATGGTCTGCCCTGACCGAGTTCAGAAGGTCGGTCCACATCCTTTCAGATGTCTGGGCAGTTGAATTGAGGTATGACTGTCGATCGTCAGGCGAGGAGGTCCCCTGCACCTGATTTACCACACTACAAACTTACGCCTTGCTCACTCCCTTTGTACTCCCAAAAAACTCCCAATATTGTCCCAATTTACTCCCAAAAAACTCCCATCATTCATGAACCTCGACGCCAAGGTAGAAAGACACGGCCAACAAGGCTTCTGACTTAAGCCGGAAATAGGATGATGACGAAATGTCCAGCACCTGCATGGCGGTCGCGTCCGGGTGATCACTCTCGGGCCCATCGCAGTACCGGGCCCGCAGCAGTCGCTGGTGAGATCGTTTTGGCAACGCGTGAATACAGCGATCCACATACCTGATGAAACCTTTGGCGTGGCGAATCCGCTCCATGCGTTCTATTGGATAAGGGTCACGCTCTGCGGTTGATGGTGACATCCCGTCGCCCCATGACGATGTGATCCGTGGGTTGATCGGCATGGTCATTATGCCGCGTTCTTCTCGATACCGGGACAGCTGCTCATCTGCTGCAACCCGGCTTTCTTCTTCATTGATCGGTAACAAACTCATCAACACCGCCACTCCCCGCTTGCTGTGATATGATTGTCTTGTGAAGCAATCAGTCAAGCCGCCAGGAATGGCGGTTTTTTTCGTTTAAAGCTTGCCTTTGATAGCGAGCCAAACCAACTCAATAAAGATGCCCAGTACGATGCTGAACCATGCAATGAGAAATGGCAGAAACAGAATCACTTGCCACATTGGTGCGGCCCAGATCCATTCGATGATTGCTCGCATGCCGCTATGCCAGAATGTGTACGTTGGGAAAGTTCCCCGCCAGATTTAGCTGCTCTTGAATGTACTCCGCCACACTGGTAATGGCCTCATTGCGCCATTGACCGCCGTCGGCTGCAAACAACGCACCGCTTGGACCAGATTGCAACCGAAAAACGAACTGACTCACTGGCTGCTTCACCTCTAAGAACGTCCGGTATGGCTGTAACACCACGGGGTTGGGCACTTTAACGTTGTTGACTGCCGCCACACCGGTTTGTGCTGTGACAACCTGCGTGGTGCCGTCATCCACTGCCGTCTTTGACTCTTCTTCGCGAATGTTGCCAATGAGCCGCAAAATAGACTTCTGATCGTCTGTCTCCTGAAATTGCGATTGCATCATGATGTTCAATTCTTCGGTGTCGTAGAAATGCCCATATCTGAACTCTGGAACAATGGCCCCAGCAGTCACCAGCTCCTCACGGTTACCAAATCTGTCCAGACCACCGAACACTTTCACGGTTTCTTGGTCAAGAACGGATACAATCAGTTCTTTGCCATGGCGTTCTGCGGTGTCTTTGATGTAGTTGACCACGCCGGTCAGCGTGTGCACGTGCAGTGGCTCGTGCGCGCTGTCATTGGGGCGAAATTCTTCCACGTCGTCCTGGCTGATCAGAAACGTACGATCGTCCTGCTTAACGATTCGCTTTCCCGCCGCCGTCGTGAATTGGTTGTTTAGGTATTGCAACGCTTCTTTTTCTTCTGCCATGACTAATTAGCCTCCTTGGTATGTTTTGCGGCCTGAAAATCAATTGGCTCGCTGCTCTTCTTTTCAACCTCTTCGACCGGCTCACCGGTATCGGTCCGCACCTCGCCAGCATCGTCGAAGTATGTCTGACCCTTGACACCCGACTGCAACTCATTCATTTCGACGTGCCCATCGGTCGTGTCCTGTCCTACCAGGATAGTCGTGACTGCTGGCTTGCGTGGTTGCAAGCTTGTCTTGACACTCATTGATGTCGCCACGACGTCGCGGCTTTCGGTCGGTACGAAGCCCAGATTGATGGTGAGTTTGCGTACCTTCTTGGCTTCCGTATTCGGATCCAAGATATTCTTGCTGATCTGGCGCAATGCCGCTGCTACCTGCTCAGCCAGGGCACCATCGCCAAGTTTGTTCAGGTCCACGTTCATTCCTTTGATCATCGTTCTATCCCCTTCCTAATCAATAGGTCTCATGCCAAATACGACGTATCCCGGTTGCTGGTGGTAATCTGTCACGTATGTGATCACTTCCAGCACCGAACGGCCCGTGTAATCCTTGCCGTCCCACTCAGCCAGCTCAACGTTTTGGCCCTGCTGGTAATCCCGGTCATTCCGCCGAATTTCAAACAGTTTGTCGCCATTTAACACGGCTTTGAAAAACTCCGGCAGAATCTTTAGCTTTTGAACTTCCATCGCATCACCTCCCTTCATCTCATGCTTCCATCGCTTCGCCACACTGCGAACGGATAAGACCTGCACAACGTCCGCACTGATTGCAGAAACCGCTGCATGCCCTTGATCGTGCCCCAACCATTTGACATCTCGTACTTCCGGTAGTTGTTGGGTGAGATACGCAACTCGGTTAAGGACGCCTCTAGTTTCGGCAGCAGGTCGCTCGCCTTGGTTCCCTGCCACTGGTAAGGCGTGCCACAGGGCAGCGCTAGGAACATCTCTGCTAGGTTGTACGTGATGTTGGCATCGGTGTCCGGCATCTTGATCCATTCGTCTGCGTCGCGCAGGTGGGCTTCTAGCCAAACGTAATAACTCACCGCAGATCGTTCCATTTCATCTTGGCTACCATCTCAGCGTTGTGGGCTAAATGCTCCACGTACGGGTCAGTGTCCTTGCCGCCAGACGCCACCCAGTCCGCGATCCGGTGATTGATGTCCTTAAACATCGATGACGGAATCTTGTCACCCACTAGCAGAATCCGTTGAATCGGGGTGAATTCTTGTTTCTTTGTCATTGTTTCTTGGCCTCCTCTTGATCAGCTCCACTTCGGACGGCAGCTTGTGCCCGGTAAAAGCCCAGCGCGTGACGTGGCGCTTGCCATCACGTATCTCAATGCCATCGGGCATGCCCAGAATCAGGTAGTCTGTCCACGATTTGTCGTGCCAATGACCCAGAACTCGGCAGGCAACACCGTTATAGCGAACCCAGTCGCCGCGCTCATAATCAGTCATTAGCATTCGCCGGCGTTGACACTCGAATTAGTCGTAATTCGGGGTACACCCTAACTAATTCGAAGGCTTCATTTGCTGAGAAACAATCCGGGTCATATACATAGCCAGGCATCCATGCCAGATCGTTCTTGGAGAAGAATCTGGCCTTTTCTGGAAGGCTCTCCATGTGGTATAAGAACATACCGGTCAGACAATCCTGAATATAGTACCGACTCTGAATCATTCTGGTTCACCCAGCTTCCGGCCGCACCATTGGCAATACTCGATCCGGTTGATTTCTTTGGGTGTCATAAATGGTTTGGCACCCAGCTCAACGCTAGTGACTTGCTTTGCCCGGTAGTCATCTCGGCTCAACGGGCTGCCGTCGAGGCGGCTATGGCAATATGTGCAAGCCTGCTGTGCTTCGGTCTGAGCTGTTTCACGCTCCACTCGTTTGAGAGTGTCTTGAGCGATCATCAATCCACCGTCAATCCCAGCAATGTCATCAACATAACGGCGTGCGGTACGCTCATTCATGAAATGGTACTTCACCAAATCCTTAACGTACCAATCCCGGGCGCTGTCTGAGTCGTGCAGAAGCCGTACTTCGCGCTCCCGCAAGCTCTTCAGTTGTTCCTCAACGGTCAATTTCAAATACCTCCTATGCGATCAAGTGTCGGAATATTTCTTCGAAAATCGGCACCGGAATTGAGTTGCCGGCCTGTTTGTACAGGTTCGTCTTCCCGTTGACGGACGCCGCTGCCTTGTAGTCGGTATCTGTGTAACCTTGCAGCCGCCAGCATTCGAGCGGCGTCAGCAGCCGATAAAGCCCATTGTTCAGCGGCACGACGCCGCTATTTGGATTGCGATTCTGCTTTGTCGTGATCGTCCATGTCCAGTCCTTGATCACTTGTAGCTGGCGACCCATCGAGTTCTGCGGTGCGCCGGGCAGCCGGGCCAGCATGGACGGGGTATGAATGGTGTACTCAACCGGTGCATCGATCAGATACCGGCTCACCGACTGCATGGCTGTGTGCTGTAGACGGCTGAAATCGAAAGAATGCCTGCCTAGCGTGGAGATCGTAAACACCCGCTGCCTGTACTGTGGTAGTCCGAAATCCCGCGCATCCAATACGGCGTGACTGGTCTGATACCCCAGCCCGTCCAGCACATCAACGTATTTCTGGTAGTTGTGGTGCATCCTTCGTTGCAAGACGCCTTTGACATTCTCCCAAATGATGATTCTCGGACGCCACGCACCCATCTGCTCCACGATCTTGAGTGTTTGCCACATCAGCGATGACCGCGTTCCTGATCCCTCATCTGCCCCCAGACGCTTGCCGGCGACTGATATATCTTGGCAGGGTGAACCGTGAATCAGAATGTCCGGCTTGAGATTGTAGCCGATCACGTTCTGGGCGTCGTAGTCGTTCTGCCCGGCAAACATCGCGTTATAGCTGCGCACGGCGGCCTCATCGATTTCTACATAATCAATCGACTTGACCGGCACGCCGATATTGCGAAGGGCAATCCGTGGGCTACCGATGCCGCCGAATAGCTCAAGAATTTTCAGTGCCATCAGGATTAGGCCCCTTTCCCTGAACCGTGTGCGGGTGCATCCTGTGCTTCCGCTTTTCCTGGAAGCAGTATCGACCATGCTGCTTGATGTTGCGCTTGCTGACCAGCACCTTGTGATTCAGTTCGATGGGCAGCCGCAAGTCGTCCACCTCCACCACCATCGAATTGATTTCCTCGATGACGGCCATCCCATGCAGATGCAGGTCCAGTGATCCATAGACATAGTGAGTGACTTCAACGGATTTCGTCGGGTCAAAATGCTTGGTCTTCTTGGGTTTCTTGCCTGATTTAATGCCGCCATTAAAAGCGCGGTCTGTTGATGTGAGTTCCATGTTCTTCATTCCTTTCCCCGGAATTGACGATCGCTATTGCATCTTCGACCGATCGTGCAACCCCATATAGCACGTTGTAGTGCTGAATTTCATTGGCAAATTCCTTCTGGGCGGGCCGCAGCTTCCCCGTTGCGGTCTTGACCTCGATAAATACCGCTTTGCCATCGCGTTTGCGAAAGCCTGAGATGTCAGGATAGCCGGCTGGCAGCGCCTGAATGAAGTAGCCGTCCTTCTGTATCTTGCCAGCATTGGTCCGCCACACACGGCAGCCTACGGTGTTGAGAGCATCGATAATGGCCCGCTGAATGTCCTGTTCACGCAAAGCTGGGCAACTCCAGACTCGGGTCAATCACCCACAAGTGGTAGACCGTCGCCAAGTCCACCAGCTCATCAGTTGGCGGAAACACCTCAAAAGCTTGCGATTTCGGTCCAAACAGGCTGTGCAGAATGTGCTGCTTGTTGGCCCATGAGACTTCTTGGTTGGAGAACTGTCGGATAAACAGGTGGGCTAGTACCCCGTATGGCGGCCAGTATTCCAACCCGATCATGACCGAATATTCGTTGTCGCTCCGGGCATAAGCGTGATCAAAGTTGCTCACCCAGTCCTCTTTGCTTCGCGGCTCCCGGTAACTCATTGGCGCCGGGCGTTCGATCCAGCAGGCATCAGGGTTGAGCCCTAGCTTGCGATAGATTTTCTTCTTGTCCTTGCGATCTAACTGCTCAATCATCTTCCGGTGCCTCCCGCCAATTTCCTTTGCTGTCCTGAAACCAGTCGCCGTAAGTGATCAGCCACGGGCCGCGTGTGATCGGCTCCGTATCCGTGAGAATCGTCCCGCGTATCGGCGTCTTGGCGTGCATCTCGCTGATACTCGGATAGTAGCTAACCTCACCGGTATTCATGTTGGTGACCCGCCAGTGCATCCGCTGATGTGCGCTAAGTTCCATCCGTTGCAAGTCGAAGCTGATGACTGAACGACTGACGCCGAGCTCAAGAGCCATGTCCGCGTTCCGCAGACCGCGCTCGATCATTTCCGGGTAGCATTTCTGCCGCCACTCACGTTCGCGCAGCTTCTCAGGCGTGTTCATTGGGCGGCCAAGCTGGTGATAGACGCGTGGCTTCGGCTTCTTCTTGGTTTTGGGTTTGTCATCGGACGCTGCACCCATCAAGGCACGCGCTTCCTGCCATTCCGGGTCATCCCCCGACACATGATCATCCAGCAGCTTAGCGGCCAGCATGCGGCCCACGGCCTTCTGTTCCTTGGTTGGCATGGCGTACACCTTCTTCCCAGCGATTCACGGACGCTCGCATACCCGCCAGCACTGGCGTCATCACCATGTGGTGAGCGGCCTTCCGCAGCAATTCTCGATCTTCTGCTAAACTTGGCTCAATCTTCTTCAATTCGATTCCTCCTAAGCTGTTGCTCGGTGATCCCGAATGCCAGCAAACAGCATTGCATTCCCTGATACGTGGGCATTCATTCGGCTCACGATCCGCTGCGTATAGGCTTCCTTGATCATTTCGCCGGTGAGATTCGTGGTGATGATCAGGTTCTTGTCGACGCGGCTGTTGAATATCGTGTTCGCCAGATCCACCGGTGCTTTGGTTGTGGTGCCGTTGTAAACTTCGGCGCCGAAATCATCGAGCAGCAGTAGATCGCAGGTCTGCATCCCGTCCATGAGGCGGGTGAGATAGGTTTGCACGTCCGGCTGCAAGTTGAACCGACCGGAATACATGGTCGACAGCTTACCCCAGTCGACGTACAGTGCCTTGGCGAGATAGTTGCGCCGCACGATGTAGTCCAGCAGTATCGCGGTCGCCAAATGTGTCTTGCCGGAACCAGCTGGCCCGGTGAAATAAACATGGGCGGGCGGCTGATCAACGAGCGTGTCGACCTTCTCATGGGCGAACGCTAATGCCTTTTTCTCCTCCGGTGTCTTCGCGACGTACGTTTCAAAAGTATTTGAGAACGCCCGGCCGCTTGGTGTCAGAGAGTTGCCCACCAGATAGGCGTTGGCGGCTTTCTTCTGGGCTGACAACTGCCATTCTTTTGGATTCCGCTTGTTCTCGACCCCGGTGGGCGTCTTGTAGCCGCATGCCGGACAGGCACCTGGCACTTCTCGTCCAGCGATCGCAACCTGGGGCCGATACAGCGGCTCACCACAAACTGGGCACGTGCCACAGGTCTCCAGAATGCTTTGCAACCGCTGAAACACGGTGTTTGTGCTCTGCATGATTCATTCCTCCCCTCAATACGGCAGGCTCGCAGCGCCGGGGTTGTTTGGTTCCTGATAGCCCCGCGGCTTGGCCCGTGAACGATGTTCTGCATTGGCCTGTGCTGCCATCTGCAAGTATTTTTCGCGCAGTTTCTTGGCACTCAAAATGTTCGGTCCCCAAAATGTATCTGCCTGAGACCAGTCGATCATGCGGTGAATCTTGTCAAAGGATCGGCCATCCAGATCGTGCATCTTGCGAATGTCATCAGCCCAGTGCTGAATGTTTGGCGCTTTGTGAGCCTCAGGGTTGTTGGCTTTGATCTTTCCCCAGAGATACCTGGCCTCAACCATTTCAGGAGCGTCGTCGGCATATTCGCGCTTGCGCGAATTGCGACGTTTATCTTTTGTTAAGTCATAGTCAGGTACTAGTAAGGAATTCTGTGGTGCAGGTTGGGGGGTAAGTTGGGGTACAGTCTGGAGCACAGTTGGGGTACAGTCTGGGGTACTATTGAGTTGCCGGTTGGGGTACTCTTTGTAAAGCCGTACAAGCTGATAGCCCGGATTCACGGTGTTTTTCTTGCCAGGAGTGTATTTGATCAGGCCTTCTTGAACTAATCGGTTGCGGGCGTTTTTAACGCCTTCTTCGGATAGTCCGGTGCGAGAAGCCAATACCGAATTTCTCAACCTGAATTGCTCCTGCATTTTGCCTTCGTCGTTCGCGTAGTCCAATAACTCGCGATACAGACATATTTGGCCCAATGACAGGTTCAATTCTTCTGTGAGCAATTGACGGAAAGCTCTGCGCTGCTTGAAGTAATCCACAAATTCACCCCCTTATTCGATTAATTCTGTCATGCTGATCGGTGCGCCCAGGTGCTTGGTTTGCCGGCAGTATTCGCATTGCTCGCAGCGCTTGGGTGGCACCTGGCCGCTGCGCACGGCCTCAATGCGATCCTGTGCTTCCAAGAGCTGGCTCATGGCCGTATCCAGGTATTCCTGCGGAATGGCAATGAATGCTTTGTCAGGAGGCTCCTGTTTGGTTACAGCCACGATAATGGGCTCGGGCCGAACGCCGTAGGTTTGAAAGATGAGTTCTTGGTAGACGGCCATTTGAAGCGGGTAATTGTATGCCTCCACGAATGACCCCCAGTGACCGCGCCGCTCGTCAGGCACCCAGAATCGTTTGTGAATGTCCTGAGTCGTTTTGATGTCCATGAAGAACGCCTTGCCAGGCATGTAGCTGTCCAGCTTGCCCATCCACTGCACGCCGCCAATGTCGCCAGTGAGAATAAGTTCCTTTTCACCTGGCATATAAGCTTCTGTGAAGTGCTTGTCGTCCTTGAGCGCATCGATCATGGTTTGCGCAGTCTTGTAAGCGGCCTTGAGGCTTCCCGACTTGGTGAACATCACAGGGTTGTCTTTGATAAACCGCTCGTGCGCCTCTTGACTCTCGAAGTAGCTGTGCACATAATTCCCGGCTAGCAAGGCCGTTGGGTCTTTGTTTTCCGGTTCCCAACCAGCCAGCTTAGCCATCGCACGGGCTTCACACGACTGAAATTCTTTGAACATCGACGCTGACTGATAATGCTGATTGGCTTCCGGTGTGTAATATGTCGAATCAGTCAAACGGAAGGTCGTCGTCGCTGAGGCTGGTTTGTTCTGTGTGCTCGTTGGGGTCGTGTGTAACGTCTGGCTTGAGATCATTCGGCTTCGCCTCCTCGGCTTTCTTCTTCGGTGCCGGTTTGGTGGCAGGCTTTTGCTGCTGATCAGTCTCACCAAGGAATTGCTCCAAGGACGCACCCGGCGTCACATCTTTCGGCTCGCTTGTGTCAGTAGACAAGTCGTTCTTATAGTCGCCCTCGTCCGCATCATTGGCGCGCTGAATATCCGTGGTCATTGGCCCCCACTTGGTGATCAGGTTCCGCAATACGGTCTTCAAGGCCATGGCGTCGAAATCTGTATTCCACGGCGACGCTGAACTCTTCGAGCTCTTGGAAAATCGATCCCGATGGGCTTCAATCTGCTTGCGGCTCCAATACACCGTCTTTTCAAATCCGTTAGCAAGTTTGAAGAACCCAACGTAACCGACCGGTTTGTCACTCGCTTTGCGATCCTCGAAGTGGGGCGTGTAGTCCAGCTCTTCAGTCAATGGATTCCAGCTGCCGAACTCATCGGCATAAACTGGAATAGCGTTGAGCCGCTGATACTGACCTGACCGCTGAGCTAACTGAATGTATCCCTTATAGCCCATCTGTGCCTGAGCAATGCCCTTGTATGGCACCAGGTAGAAAAATCCAAGGTTCTGATTGATCGGTAGATTCAAGGACGCGGCTGTCATTGCTGAATTGAGCACGCTGAGCTGGTCCACGTGCTGCAAGTCCTTGCTCTCGCTGACTGCACTCACGACTGAGCTCAGAAACTGTGGTGCGCGGTCTTTGAGCACCCCCTGAAAGCGTTTCTTGATTGCATCGCTTTCCACGAGCGTTTTGACTGGCGTCCGTTTCAAATCAACTGCATTTGCCATGTTTATTCCTCCCCATATGTGTAGTGACTAGCGTCGTAATACAGTTCCATCGGCGCCTGGTCAGTGTCTTCCATGTGATCCAGATAATTTTCAAGCGTGCCCTCAAAGTCGAATTGCAGCACCCGCTCGATGTCGCCAACACCCATGGCCCGCTCGATCATGTTCCGGATGATATCCGGGTTGATGATCTGGTTCTTGGCTCCGAATTCCCGCAGCAGGAAGCCCGCCGGTTCCTCGTGCATTACCCGCCGCAGATACTGGACCGGACCCAGCCGCCGGATCTCACGGCGGAAGAATTCCTTGTCGCTGTCCACGTCGTATGAGAGGACGGCCGCTTCTTCCTTGCCGCTGCTGGCGTGGTACCGGAACGTCCAGACCCGTTCGCCGGGATAAACGTTGTTGCCCAGGACATCGACGATCACGCCGCTGTCGTCGTTCTGCCGGTCGTAGGCGGCCGCCAAGGTGTAATTGCTCGCGTTAATTTGCATGTTCAAACCTCCATTTATTTGATAAACTAGAGGAGAAATAACTATTGCAATGCTTATTTCTCCGGCCGTTGACGGTTGCCTCCGTCAGCGGTTTTTTTGTTGCCATCGATCAAGTCTGAGATTGCCTGCTGGACTTCGAATAATACGTCCCAACGGGCTTGACTCAGATCGAGATCGTGCTGGCTCAGACCTGGTTGCCGACATTTTCTCGTTTCGGCGAACAAGGCATTCAGTACAATGGCCTGAGCATCCAATGCGGTTGGCTTATCGTTCATGGCGTTCGCCCTCCTCTGGATTGTCGTCGCCCAGCCCGAACCATTCCGGTCGAAGAAACAGTGCCGTGATGACTGCCGTGGTCACAACTGCCAGAGCCAGAATCAATAGAAAACCTGATTGATCAGTCATGTTTGGCCTTCCTTTCCATCGAGAAGAGTCTGCCGCTTTGCGCTGGCTGTTCTTCCTGCTGCTTGGCCTTCTGCTCTTGCCGATATTGATCAATCAAAGCATTCAGGTCAGCCCCAGAATCGAGTGCCCAGGTTAGAAACCGGTCAATCTCAGCATCAGGTATCGCCGTGTCGCCCAGCTTGAGGGCCCGCAACTTGCCCATGTGAATCAGGTCGTAGACGTTGTTGGTCGAAGTGCTGAGAATCCATGCGGTTTGCCGCACAGTCTTGGTCTTCTTCGTGATCACCACGTCATGTACCTCACGGGTTTGAACTTTTACCTTGTTGGTCTCTTTCTTGGGTTTGGCGTCGCGGTTCAGCTGAGCGATACGTCGCATTTCCTTTGGTTCAATCATTCCTATTCACCTCATTTCAGTTCTTTCTTTTCCTTCCAGCGCTTCGATCGTTCAGTGAGCTCGCCTTGCATGCTGAAATGAAACATGCGGCAGATCATGGCAATCAGGTTGGTGCTGTAGAATACTGCATCCAGAAGCTGCCTGACTGATTCTTCCGGATCCTTGAAATCTTCCGATGTCAGCTGGTCATCTGGAATTGTCATTTCGTCCAGTGAATTCTGAATAGCGTTGAGCGCCTGAGAAAGCTGCGGCATCGTCTTAACAGTGATGGCTAGGGGTTCTTTGATCACCCTATCGCCGTCCAGTACAGGCACAGTGACACCGACCATCTTGTTGGCAACCTCCAATGCTAGGAACTGGCTGTCTGTCGGCAATGCCTCAAACATCTCTTGAATACGGTCGAATTGAAGCTGGGCCTTGCCTGTGCGAATCTTGGAGATCATGGATTCGTCGTAGTGCAGCCGGTCGCCCAGTTCCTCGTTGCTGACGTGATTGACTTTCATAGCGTGCGGCAGATGATTCAGATTTCGTAGTGAACTCTGAATCGTTACCGCTCTTTTTGGCATCTGCTTCATTTGAATCACCTCCCTTCATTGGTTCTGAACCGTCGATGAAGGATACTAAGAGCTGACAAAGTTGGTGAATTCTTTGGCAGTTTCAACGCACCACTTAGTAATTTCGTCCTCAGTCATGACGCACGACTGCAAATTAATAGTTTGTGGGTCCTTATAGGTCATGTCGATCAGGTAGTCCAGCTTCTCGCGCCGCGTCTTTGCCGCGAACACTTTGAAGATTTGTTCTTCTGTCATTTTGATTCACCTCCTTATCAGTCACCCTTTGCGATTTTCACAACGTTTTGGGTATAAAGATGCTCCAAAGGAATCTTCAAGACCCGAGACAAGACGGGCAATTCCGTTGCTTTGAAGTTGTATTCACCCGTCTCGCGCCGCAAATACTGATCTGCTGACTGCAAGCCCAGAGCCTCAGTCATGTCCCCTAGGGACAAATGCAGTTCTAACCGCTGCTGCTTGATGAGATGCAGGTTGACTTGGTATTTCACGTTCACACCACCTTTGAGGTTTTATCAAACCTTTCAAGTATCATAATACATTGCTGAATTCTCAAAGTCAACGATTATTTTGCTATTTTCTCAAATATATGTTGAGGACTGCTCAAACGTGGTATTCTTGCATTGTTTAAATCACAAAGGAGGCTCACCCATGAATAATGAGGCACTACGAAAAAGACTCATCCAGTTACGTGAGTCCCACGATCTTTCCCAATCTGAAGTTGCACGCAGAATTGGAATGGACAATAGTAGCTTAAGCCGAATTGAGTCTGGAGATCGCAAGGTATCCGCAGAAGAAGTCTCGAAGTTTGCTTCTCTTTACGGAGTTACCACGGACTATCTGCTGGGCAATCTCAATACTCCCGAGTGGGCATCGCCAAAAGATGTTGTTGATCTAAAACAATATCTCGATGATCCGGAAGCTCAAGATGCGTTCAACTTTGAGGGCAAACCTCTTACTGATACAGAGAAGGAAAAGCTCCAAATAGCGATCACCCAAATATTCTGGGACAGATTGAAACAAATCAAAAAGAAGTAGGTGGGGTTATTGGGGAAATCTGAACTGTTAAAGATGGTCCGCTACCTTCAACACCGGTACAAGACCGCAGACCCATTTCAGATTGCAGTACAGCTTAATATCCAAGTCGAATACGTTGATATTGGTTGCGAGGAAAATGGTTGTGAGGGCCACTGCCGTTATATCCTTGGTCAGCCAGTGATTTTCCTGAGCTCCGAACTTAAGGGATCGGACAGAGCATATTGGGCAATGGCTCATGAGTTGGGGCATATACTTATGCACAAAGATGCCCCACGTTACTATCGAGTCACCTACGACAGTTCAGGACGGACGAAGGCTGAATATGAGGCCGACTGCTTTGCATTGAAGCTCTTGACTCTTCTCTATGCTGAAGATTATGGAGACTTGCCTGATACATACCACGATCTGCAATGTGCATACGGGTTACCAGAGCTCAATCATCAAATTGCTCTTTGATCCGCACCGTCCAAACCCTGATGACGGAAAAAGCTGGTATAACGATTGTTGTCTCGCTGCCCCTGTCGCCAGCAATGGCGGCTGTGAACCGGACGAATTCAGAGAAAGCCTAAACCCTGGTGGCATGGTGACCCTGAGCTGCGAAAGTAGTGCAACGCATAGGCGGTGTAATAATCCGCCCACGAGCGCCCGGCACCCTTCATGGGTGAAGTGATATGCTGAGCTTTGTGGAAACACAAAGAAGCCCCGGACAAAAAGCCGGGGCGATAACACAACTGAAGACTAACCCATTTGCTAGTGCGTTCTACGCGAAGAACGATGCGGTCACCACAGCTATTACGAAAGGGGCGCTGCCTACGACGACTTTGAAGGGCGTTAAAGAGGCGTTCAACGGACAACGTAACTTAGCTCAAGGATTCATCAAACTGAACAATGTAACCATGGCAAACGAGTTTATCGGTAGAATCACAACATCGTTAGTATAACACCGGTCTGCGCTATATATGCATAACGCGCTAATGTGTCCAAATCCTGATGACGTTAAAAGCTGACCTAGGGAGATGAAAAGATATGGGTCCATTTTTAATTGTAATGGGTATGTTTGCGTTGCTTGGCGGCTTCGGCTGGCTGATCTTTTCTTTTTTCAAACGGCAAAAGAAGCGCTGGCCGCTTCTGACGATGGTTGGGGCGATCGTGCTGTTCTCAATTGGTGGTTCATTGCTACCGCCCGACGATTCATCCAAATCGGCGGAAACGGCTTCTTCCAAGAAAGTTGCTTCCTCATCCAAGTCAAAGAGTAGCAAGAAATCCGCAAAGAGTTCGAGCTCTGTCAAAGCCAAACAGGTTGCCAGCAAGAGCAGCTCATCTGCATCAAGTTCAAGCAGCAGCGGTAAAGAAAGCAACCTCAAAAAGGCCAATGATGATATTGCCAAGACGCTAAAAGAGCAGCAAGGCTGGGCAAATGGAACGCTTGATAAAAATGGCAATCCAACCCAGAATGGCACGCCTAATCCTGCCTTTGACTTTGCCAATACCATCAGCAGCATTCAATGGGGCTCAGACAACCAGATTAAAGTGCAAGTCAATCCAAGTTTTCTTGCGCTGACGGATGATGCCAAAAGCCAGGCGGCAACCAAGACGCAAAACATGGCTATGGCGAGCGCATCGCAGTTCGTGAAGGTGACAGATGAGCAATTTGTGGGTGGCATCGGCTCATACTTTTATTACGGTAGCCGGGCCATCGGCCACACCAAGATCACTGATCAGCATCAATATACTTGGTATCAGCGATAATTAACAGGCCCGCCAATCCGGGCTTTTCTTTCGCAGAAAGGAGGTTTTCACTTGTTACAGAAAGAAATTCCACTTGAGTCGCTCAACGAAAATGTAAAAAGCGAGCTGCTCTCGACAATGCGTGGGTGGTACTTAGACCAGTTGAAATACATCGGAATTAATCCCATTGGTGACGACAGCCAACCATTTTTTTGGGCACAAGATCGCCCCATAACAATTTATATTCTGGTTGTTTCAATGGATTCTAATGGATTAACGCAACTTCTCTGCTTTGCAAAACGAAACAATGAGGAAAAAAGCGTGCTTAACGTCTTAAACATGATTGATAAAACAAGCGTATTTGCTTTCACACATCAAACCACCGATGAACAGAAGGTCCACTATTTACTAGACAACCATTTACTTGATTTGACGGATCCAAATGAAATCATCACCAATTCAGTTCGGTGCCTGCTGAACTTCGACCCAACAGTCCTTTCTTTAGATAGCTTGAAAATATTTATCAATAATTGGGTTGATGATGAATACAGCAACAGCAAAATCAAGCTTAACAAGCAGACCACCCAATCCTATACTTTTTCAAAACAGACGTTCTACATCGATAAATACAACTTTCCAACCATAATGAATTCGATCAACAGCGACGAATTTAATACTGAACTTTCAGAGTGTTTGAAGGCTTACGAAAACGAATGGTGGTTCATCTGTGCTACTGGTCTAGGCACATGTTTGGAAACATTAATGGCATTGACCATTGAGAAACACGGAGTTGAGAAACCAAAGAATTGGCCCAACGACCCAACCGCACGTGATTACCTTCCCATATTAAAAAAAGCCCCAACCAACATGACTGATCGGGACAAAACGCGATATTCAGCAGCGTTCATGTTAAGAAATTCAGTGGATCATCATAATACCGGACGAACCGCAAAGCAGACCTGCGACATGCTCATGACATCGATTACGAGTTTTTACAACGAATATTACTTACTTGAGAACAGTAGATAATCGATTTGAAAGTTTGCTAATGCGATTGGCGTGGTCCGCTTCAAAGCTCGTGTAGGTCACACCCGAATCATCATAATCATAGGATCGGCCAGCGCCATCAATAGGCAAATCATTCAAGGAATACGTATCCACAAGTGCCTCCAAGCCCTCTTGAAGTAGCTCAATTTCGGAAATGTTGAGCTCAATATTTCGTGTCACCATTGCCACCCCACCTCGGCAACATTATACCACTTTGCAGTGAGTGCCCCGTGGGTTTTCTTTTACTCCATAAAAGAACATATGTGTGTTTCAATCCCACCCGTAGGAGGTGATGCTGGGCCGGTAAACTGAATCACTGTCATATTTTTGGGAAAGGAATGGTATTAATGGCAGAAGGAAACGTCCGCCAACGCGGCGACAAGTGGTACTACTCGTTTGAAACCGCACCGATCAACGGCAAGCGCCACCGCATTGAACGAGTTGGGGGCTATACGCAAAAAGACGCAGAGCGAGCCCTGCGCAAAGCATTGGACGACTACGAGAAGGCAGGAACAGAGATGCAGCTCACGAACATGTCCGTAGCTGACTACATCAACTACTGGTTCGTGCACTACGTGAAAGCCAATCTGAAATACAACACCGTACAGAACTATCAGAACGTGAAAGACAAGTACATCATTCCTCCGCTGGGCGTGTACAAGGTCCAATCATTGAGCCCTGAGACCATGCAGCAATGGATCGATTGGGTGGTGAAGAACGGCAAAACGCCGCAGGGCGATCCGTTGGCAAAACACACGGTAGAAATCATTTTCACGGTCATGAAAGAAGCTCTGCGACGGGCCGTTTACCCCTATCGCATTATCCGGGAAAACCCTATGGGCTATATCGACATGCCGAAATTTGCCCCTACCCCGCAGATGACGCGGGCCAAACTGAAAATCATCACGTTGAATCAGTACAAACAGATTTTGGAGATGTACCCGCCGGCTGACTCGTTCCATTTGCCTCTGGTCATCGCCTTCAACACAGGCATGCGACGCGGCGAAGTCTGCGGTTTGGAATGGGACAAGGTCAACTTGTCGGATGGCACCATCGAAGTATCCCGCAACATGATCCAGACTGGCAGCGGCGTTTATGAGTTAGGCACGCCCAAAACGGCCGCCGGTTTCCGCACCATTGAAATTGGGCCTACACTGATCAACGCGCTCAAAGACCAGAAGAAACACCAGATCGAATCACGGTTGCGGTATGGCAGCCTATACCATGAAACAAACTTTGTTTGTACCAAGGACAACGGCGATCCAGTGTTGCCTGGTTCTATCAAGTATAAATCCAGCGAAGTGCAGAAGAAGCTTGGCTTCCCCTTCAACTTCCACTCGTTGCGGCACACCCATGCCACGATGCTGCTGGAAGCAGGAGAAAAGATGAAGGTCGTTCAAGAACGTCTAGGGCACTCACGAATCGCTGTCACTATGGACACCTATTCTCACGTCACCAAGAGCATGAAAAAAAACACCGTCAATCTCATCGAAGAGATTCAACGGCGTTCAGAGTAAATCATGTTGGCAAAGCCTATGTTGGCAAGCCCGGTTTTTTCACAATCTTTCAGGTCGAAAAAAGGTCGTTTTGCCAACATAGAAAAGTTGGCGTTGGCAAATCGTTGGCAAAACACGGTCGGCCGGGTCAATTTCACAAGCGAAATACTTATCTGTCGTGTGTTTCTTCCTCGTTTGTGCGAAGAACCGCCATGAAGGCTTCCTGCGGAATTTCCACGTTACCCACGGCCTTCATCCGCTTCTTACCGGCCTTCTGCTTCTCCAGCAGCTTACGCTTACGGGTGATATCGCCGCCGTAGCACTTGGCCAGAACATTCTTCCGGTAGGCCTTGACGGTGGTCCGGGCAATAATCTTGTTGCCGATGGCCGCCTGGATGGGAATCTCGAACTGCTGCCGCGGAATGGTCGTTTTCAGCTGCGCCGTGATGTCCCGGCCCTGCTGGTAGGCGAAGTCTTTGTGGACAATGAAGCTGAGGGCATCGACGGGCTCGCCGTTGATCAGAATATCCATCTTGACCAAGTCGCTGGCCCGGTAACCGACCAGGTCGTAGTCCAGCGACGCGTACCCCTTGGTACTGGACTTCAACTCATCGAAGAAGTCGTAGATGATTTCAGAAAGGGGCATCTCGTACACGATGCTCACCCGGTACTTGTCCAGGTAATCCATCGTCACGTAGTCGCCCCGCTTGCGCTGGCACAGTTCCATGACGGCGCCGATGAAGTCGCTGAGGACCATGATTTCGGCCTTGACGTAGGGTTCCTGGATCTCTTTAATGGTGGTCGGGTCCGGCATGTCGGCCGGGTTATCCACCACGTGGGTCTTCCCGTCCGTCGTGATGACGTGGTAGTCCACGCTGGGTGCGGTCATGATCAGATCCAGATCGTATTCCCGCTCCAAGCGTTCCTGGACCACGTCCATGTGGAGCAGGCCAAGAAAACCGCACCGGAAGCCGAAGCCCAGGGCCTGGGAGGTCTCCGGAGTGAATTCCAATGCTGCATCGTTTAACTGCAGCTTCTCCAGGGCTTCCCGCAACTCACCGTACTTCGCGTTCTCCACCGGGTACATCCCGGAATAGACCATCGGCTGAATCTGGCGGTACCCTTCCAGGGGCTTGGCCACGGGGTGGGTCGCCGAGGTGACGGTGTCCCCCACTCGGGTATCTTGAACGGTCTTAATGGAGGCCGCCAGATACCCCACGTCGCCGGCCATCAGCATTGGCCGCGGCTGGGCGTCGGGCGACATGACGCCGACTTCGGTCACCTCGTAAGTCTTACCGGTACTCATCAGCTGGATCTGATCGCCGACTTTCACCGTCCCGTCAAACAGCCGCACACTGAGCACGGCGCCGCGGTAATTGTCGTATTTGGAATCGAAGATCAACGCTTTCAGCGGCGCTTCCACGTCGCCTGTGGGCGCGGGAATATCGTGAACGATGCGTTCCAGCAGTTCAGGAATACCCACCCCGGTCTTGCCGCTGGTGAGCACCGCGTTGCTGGCGTCGATGCCGATCATGTCCTCGATTTCTTTCTTCACTTCGTCCGGTTGGGCACTGGGCAGGTCGATCTTGTTGATGACGGGGACAATCTCCAGATCGTTATCCAGGGCCAGATAGACGTTCGCTAAGGTCTGGGCCTGGACCCCCTGGGCGGCATCCACGACCAGTACGGCCCCTTCACAGGCCGCCAGGGAGCGAGAGACTTCGTAAGAAAAGTCCACGTGCCCGGGGGTATCGATCAGGTGGAAAATGTACGTCTCGCCATCCTTGGCGTGGTAATGGAGTTCTACCGCGTTGAGCTTGATGGTGATACCCCGCTCCCGTTCCAAGGGCATGGTGTCCAGTAATTGGTTGGTCATGTCCCGCTCAGCCACGGTGTGGGTGAGTTCCAGGATCCGGTCCGCAATCGTGGACTTACCGTGGTCAATATGGGCCACGATGGAGAAATTTCGAATGTGTTTTTGGCGGTCGATCATTTGCTGCTGATCCATCTTGAGCCTACTTTCTTCCGTAAAATGCAGTACGGCTATTATACCATAGGATCAGAAGCACTAAACGAGACCCTTAACCAGTTAACCTGGCTGTCGAGCCGTTTTTAACCAGGTCTCATTTCCGGTGAGTTTGCGCCAAAAGGCTATCACCAGACTTACAAATAATAGCATATACAAGTAAGAAACAATGACGGGTAGGCTTATAAGAATCCGTTTGTTGGGAAAATGGAAATCAATCTGCTTTAGGTCGTGTAAATACAAGCCGGTGAATACACTGCCCCAAAAGAGGCTCACTAACCAAAGCAACACAGCGATGATTAGTAAATGGACCCCAATAATTCATGAAGGTGGCGAAAATGGATAGAGACGTACAAAATCTTGGAAA